TATAGAGCCTATGATTATTAAGAACGCTTCAGTAAATGTCTTTGACATTGAGGTGTTTCCTAATGTTTTCCATTGTTGTTGTTATGATACGGAATTGAATGAAATGTTCAAGTTCGAAATATCAGAAAGAGTCAACCAGTTAGACAAGCTGGTTGACTTCTTTTTAGATAAAAGCAGAATGTTCTGTGGATATAATAACAAGCATTACGATGATACTATCGTAAATTATATGATAGAATACAAAGATAAGTTAAACCAATACTCTTATGTGCGTATAACACAATCTTTGTACAATTTATCAAAATGCATAGTGGAAGACGAAGATGGAAACGCAGACAAGTTAAAGAAGTGGAGGTATGCAAAATACTTCTACTCTATGGACTTGTTAACTATGCAGTTTAGTCGAAAATTACGAGTAGGTCTTAAGACGATGCAGGTAACAATGCATTATAAGAATGTGCAAGAATACGACGGGGATTTTAACGCATTCTTACCGAAAGAAAATATAGACGAAATGATTGCATATAACGTAAATGACGTAGAGTCTACTACTGAGCTATTAAATAGGCTCAATGGAGAAATAGAACTACGATTGTTTATTGAAAAAGAACACGGAATCGATTGTTTATCAATGGACTCCGTAAAAATGGCAGAAACCTTTCTTTTGGAAGAATATTCCAAGAGGTCTGGTGTTCCTAAAAATGTTATAAAGGAATGGCGTTCGCCAATGGATTATATTACATTGAAGGACGTCATCTTGCCATTTATAAAATACAAAAATCCAAAGTTACAAGACGTTCTAGAGGATATGAAGAAACATGTAGTATACTCGAAGGAACGCAAAAGCTACGAGAAGAAGTTTGTTCTCTCGAATGTGGTATATTCTGTAGGAGTAGGAGGGATACATTCTATCCATACACCTAAGATATTCCTTCCAAGAGATGATGAGCACATTGGACATGCTGATGTAACGTCCATGTATCCCTCATTCCTGATTAAATATCAATGGGGACCTCGTCATTTGGGAAAACTATTTTGCGATATATTCGAAGAGCTTTACGGCGAACGAGTAGAAGCAAAACGTACTGGTCAAAAGATTAAGAATATGTTTCTAAAGATCGTGCTTAATTCTCCTACCGGAAAAATGCAGCAGGAGGTGAGTTGGATGTATGATCCGTTCAACGTTTTTAAGATTAGAATAAACGGTCAACTAATCCTTTTAATGCTCGTAGACAGGCTTTTAGACCTCGGATGTGAAATTATTCAGGTCAATACTGATGGCGTTGTCTACAAGGCTAAAAACAGCTTTAAAGAAGGAATTCAGGAAGCCATCTCTAAGGTGGAACGAATCACACAACTTAATTTTGAAGTAGATGAGTACGAAGCATTCTATCAATATGCCATCAACGACTACTTTGGTGTCTTGAAAAATGGTGAGATAGAAGAAAAAGGTATGTTTATTACTAAGACAAAACTTGGTAAAGGATTAGCTCCGGTAGTAATACCGAAAGCAGTCATGGCATACTTTGTCCACAAAATACCAGTGACAGAATTTATTGAGAAGGATAGAGATATCCGGGATTTCTTAATGTCACAAGCAGTAGATAAGAAGTTCAAAGTTATACATGGTGATAAACCTGTACAACGTATCAATAGATTTTATGCAAGTACAGATGGTCCATATCTGTTTAAACAAGATGGAGATGACGTTGACAAAGTGTCTAATATGTTAACGAAGTCAGGAGTAACAATCCTGAATAAGTTTGATGATCGCCCGATAGAAGATCGAAAGATTAACTATCGTTACTATATCAGTGAAGCCAAAAAGATAATTGCTGACTTTGCTGAACAACAGTTAGAATTATTTTAGTAATTTAGAGCCTAATAGAGCCTATATGATTATTGAAGTAAACACCAAAATCTTGGATAAATTTCCAAGTATCAATCTAAATCAGCTATTCTTTTTAAGCTTGGTATTGGATAAGAATCAACCCAAATATCAAGACGTCCACCAGATTATCAGCCTTATTGGTGATGACGAAATATCAAGCTTAATCGACATGAATTTGATCACCTCGATCGAGAGAGGTGATTCTGTCACGTATATGCCAACAGAACAGTTAAAAGAAGCTATAGCACCAGCTAAAGATTATTTTGATTTGTTTTATGACATGTACCCTGTGTATGTAATGCGCAGTGATGGCAGCAAGAGCTATTTACGAGCTAATGTAAATAAGTGTCGGCACTTCTTCAATACAAAATGCGGCAAGAGTTCTGCAATGGCAGAGCATTTGATAAAGTGTCTCGATTATGAGATATCAAAACGCATGCGTGAAGGTTCTCTAAGCTATATGATGACCATGTGGAATTGGTTAACACGTAGTCAATGGGAAGCTATTGAAGATGAAATGAAAGATGAATCAAAGCAAAATTATAACAGCTATGGAACAGAACTTATCTAATATAGTAAGACCAATGTCTGTAGTAGCTCAAGAAGCTATAAACTATATAGAGGGACGAAGAGACAAAAATATTGTATCTTTGAAAACTCGTTGGAAGAAGTTTAATTCACAGTGTATGGGAGGTATTGAACCAAATACCGTTATGACCATAGCTGGAATTTCCGGTAGTGGTAAAAGTAGTTGGGCTAATTTGGTTCAAACTGATTTGATTGATTTAAATCCTGAAGAAGATATAATTGTACTTACTTTCTCGTTAGAGATGGTTGGATTTAGGCAAGTTGGAAGGACGCTTTCTAATAAGCTCAAGAAAACGACTTCGACTTTGTATAGCTCGGAAACGAGCCTCGATGACGATACGTTCAGAAAAGTCATTGCTGTTTCCAACTCGCTAAAAGAGTATCCAATCTACTTTGTAGACAACCCGATGACTCCCATGCAAGTAGGTGAAGTTATAAGAAGTTTTTATAATCAGTATGTTAAAGGTACTGGTAAACATTTTGTAATCATATATGATCATGCTTTATTAACAAAGCAAATAGGCTCTGTAATAGAGACTATAAGTGAATTGGAACGAGAGTTTATACAGCTTAAAAAGCTACCATTTACTTCGATCATACAGATTGCACAGATGAATAGAAACATCGAAGCTTCTGAAAGGATAAACAATCCGATGAGTCACTATCCAATGCGTAGTGACTTGTCTTCATCTGATGCTATATTTCAAGCCAGCGATTATGTGCTTGTAATACATAGACCAGAATTGTTAAATATACAGGAGTACGGACCAAATCACTTACCAGTCAGAAACAAGGTATATATGCACATGTTAAAAAATAGAGATGCAGGTAAACCTTGTATTTTAGAATTCGAAAACGAACTAATGTATAACAATTTGGTCGAATGTTAATCAGATGAATAGTATTAACATTTAAAAGAAAGGCTGAATTATGAAGAAGTATACTTTTACTCTGAACAACAATAATAACGGTAATACCAAGTTTAATAACCCCTTTTATAAGTCTACAGACTATTCTAAGATTCTTGATGATCTTATATTTGACGATATAATCGAGAAGAATAGTTGGTTGAACTACAATAAGAGCGACGATTTGACGACTGCGTTCATTACTGGTAGTAAGAAGTATAACTCTCCGTCTATCTTCGACGAGGACTTTAAGAAGGCTTCTGATTTCCTTGCTAATTATGGCAAGAAGAATTACTTCTATCCTTTCAAGAAGAATAAGACGTATGAGCTTAGCGATGGTACGATCATTACGATCACTGACGACTATATCCACATCAATGAGAAGATGTATTTCTTCAATCTGATGGATGATACATTCTTCCTCAACCTTCCTCCGAAGGAGAAGAAGACTATTTGTACTATCTATACGGATAGTCTGAAGATTACCATTAAGAAATAATTAAAAAACAATTTAGAGCCTAATAGAGCCTATGACTTTACCAACTGGAAAAGTAAAAGCTGTTTCTGTAAACCCTACGTATTTAGTCTTATACGGATTGCCAAAATCTGGTAAGACAAGTTGCTTAGCACAGTTAGAGAATAATCTGATAATTGATTTAGAAGGTGGTTCTCTATTCTTAGATGCTATGGCAATACAAGCTCGAACAATAAACGATCTCGGTGAGATTGCACAAGCGATTAGAGCTAAGAATGCGGAGGTTGGACATAACTTCTATAAACACATAACAATTGACAATGCTACACGTCTTGAAGATATTTGTATGAGTTACGCGTGCACCCTTTACAGGCAAACCGAATTAGGCAAGAACTGGAAAGGAAATGACGTTACTACACTCGCCCGTGGAGCAGGTTACAAGTATCTAAGAGATGCTGTTAAAAAGGTCATTGATATGTTTAAAGAACTTTGTGACGAATTTATTTTAGTAGGACATGTCAAAGATAGTATCACCGATAAAGAAGGCGAAGAGATTAACGCAAAAGAAATCGACCTCGTCGGAAAATTGGGAAAAATCATTTGCGGAATGGCGGATGCTGTTGGATATGTGTACCGAAAAGATAACGAAACACATATCTCATTCAAATCCGGAGGAGATGGAACAATTATGGAAGCAAGAGCTCGCCATATTGCAGGTAAAGACATCATCATTGCCACAGGAGATGAGAATGGAACTATAACAACCTATTGGGATAGAATTTATAAGAAAGACTAAGAATTATGTATAGCACAAAAACAGCAACAATAAACAATAGTGAGTTTACAAGCTCATACATGCCTGTAGGCATCAACGAAAACGTGACTTTGAAAGAAGTTAATGTAAACAAGACATCTCAAGGTCGGGATTTCTTAGAGATAATCTTTGAGAATGAACAGGGTCAGACAGCAACTATGACTGAATGGAAGAACGAGAAGAATATGTGGATTAAGACTGATGAAGATCTTCAGAATCGTGATAATCAGCAGTTTGGTCGTATTCTACAGGTTATAGATGCAGCAACTGGGAGTCATCCGGATTTCGAAGGTTCGTCCTTTGCAGAGATGATTAATTGGGTAAAGAATGTGTTAACAAAAGCTTATGCTGAAAACCTAGCAAATCTTGCACCGATGCGTCTTAAGGTTGTTTACGATAAGAAGGGTTATACGAAAGTTAGCTCTCTTGGTGTTTTTGTTGAACCTATGAGTGTGGAAGAGTCTCAGATTAAGCTTTGGAAGAACGATCTTCTGGAGCGTCCCGTCCAGCCAGATAAGGAAGACGATCCGCTCGGTACAACAGCCGCTCCGGTGACTGCAGACTCTACAGGTGCTGACGACCTGCCATTTTGAAAGAAAAATTTGCGTGCAAATTTGCAAGCAAGTTGGAATTTCGAACAATAAACGGTCAGTGGTGTTGACAACCAAACATAAGAACCTCAAGAACCTCTGGAGCTGTTGAATGGGTCGAAAGACATTAACCAGATGAAACAGAGTCACACGGATGAGAGTAAAGGTCAGTGGTGCTGACAACCAATTTGCTAAGTTGTGAATCAACGTCGTGGGGAGCCAATGCTACTATTAAGAGAGCCATTATCCAAATTATTGGAGGTAGCGATTTTGCAAATAAAGGTCAGTGGTGGAGGTCAACTAAGTTGACCCTTGTTGGTGTAGCAAATGGGCAGGTTACATCGAGAGCAGAAAAGAGCCCTGGTAGGGTGGTATTGGTAAACAAGAGTCTAAGCGGGTTCGATTCCCGTCCCATCCACATAATTTAACATAACGGTAAAGAATGGAAGAAAAGAAACTTAAACCAGGGACATCTGAGTATTGGATGGACTGGTACTGGAATCGCGGAG